ACGCACGTCCCGGACCGCGCCCCCGCGCCCCGGCCGTCGCCGCCGGCCCCGCCGGTCCGCCGCACCCCACCGCCGCCACCGCCACCGCCCGCCCCGCAGCCCGCGCGGCCCCTGGCGGTCCCGACGCCGGCGCGCCCCTTCCACTACACCGCGACCCGCCACCAACCGTCCCATGGGCCCTCCGTGGTGACCAGGACGCTGTTGATCACCACCCCGGCGGTCCTGGCCGGCGTCGCCCTCCGTCCCCGTTCGCGCTCCACGTCCCGTTCCAGCGGGCGCAGTTCCTCGTAGGAGGTCCCCATGTCGCAATGGCTGGTTCTGACCATCGCCATGGCCGCGGTCTGCGGCGTCGTCCTGACCATCACCGTCCTCAAGGAGCGCCGGATCGGCGAGGACGACGACCCGTCCGAGACGCCCGACGTGATCGAGTACCTGACGATGATGGTGGGGGTGGTCTACGCGATCGTGCTGGGCCTGGCCATCGCCGGAGTCTGGGAGGCCAGGAGCACCGCCGAGGACACCGTGCGGGCCGAGGCGCAGGCGCTGCACGAGGTCAGCGAGCGCGCCCGGGCCTGGCAGGCGCCCGTGCGGGACACCATCCGCGCGGACGTCGACTCCTACGTCAGCTACGTCGTCCACAAGGAGTGGCCGGTGATGGCCGAGCACGGCGAACTCACCCAGCACGGCGCCGACCTGCTGCAGAAGGTCCGCGCCGACGTCACCGACTACCACCCCCGGGACGACTTCGAGCGGGAGTCCTACCAGCCGCTCGTCGACCAGGTCGCGGCCGCGGACAGCGCCCGGATGGCGCGGGCGGACGCGGCCGACTCGACGCTGCCGGGCGTGGTGTGGTTCGGACTGATCGCCGGGGGCGTGATCTCCATCGGCGTGATGTACACGCTCCAGATCCGGCGTTCGGGGCGGGAGATGCTGATGGCCGGCGTGTTCAGCGCGCTGATCGCCTTCCTGCTCTTCCTCGTCTGGGACTTCGACGCGCCGTTCAGCCGGGGGCTGGCGGCGGCCGCCGATCCGTTCTTGGCGCTGTTCCCGCAGAAGTGACGGACGGGGGCGGTGCCGTGCGGGCCCGGTGGTCCGCACGGCACCGCCCCCGTCGCAGCTCCGCCCTCGCCCGTTGGCCGGCCGGTCAGCCGAACATCTCCGGTTCGCTGCGCGCGATCTGCTGGTACAGCGACTGGTAGTTGATCCACGCGACCAGGTCGGTGCCCAGCTGTTCCCGGGTGCGCACGGCGTCCTGAGGGGAGATCAGCACCGGTTTGCCGGCCGCCTTCGCCGTCAGCTGCACCTGGCAGCAGCGCTCCATGGTGAGGAACCACCAGGCCGCCGCGTCGACCGAGTCGCCGACCGTCAACAGGCCGTGGTTGCGCAGGATCACGGCCTTGTGCGGGCCGAGCGCGGCGGCGATCCGGCGGCCCTCCTCCTCGTCCACCACCACGCCCGTGTAGGCGTCGTAGAGGGCATGGTCGCCTTATGCTCTAAGTAGCACAATACAGGAGCAAAGACGTGGCATCACACTCCTCATGGGAGATACACCCGGACCTCGCGGCGGCGCTGGCCTCCGGCAAGACAGTTGAAGAGTGGCTCGACGGGCGAACCCCCGTCGTCTCGTACGCACGCATCAGCGTTGACCTCCAGAAGGTCAAGGCCATCGGCGTGGCGCGGCAGCACGGGATGCACTGCGATCCCGCCGCAAAAGAACAAGGGTGGGCAGTCGTCTACCGCTACACGGACAACGACCTCACGGCGGCCGACCCTGACGTGCAGCGACCCGCGTTCCTTCAGATGGTGCGGGACCTCCGGGCCCGGCAGACTGCTGAGGGCATCGCGATCAGGGGCATTCTGGCCGTGGAGGAGGAGCGCGTGGTCCGGCTTCCCGAGGACTACCTCAAGCTCTACCGCGCCCTGACTGTAGAAGAGGACGCCGTTCTCTACTACACGGACAAGCGTCAGCTGGTCGACGTGTACGCCGAGGTGGAGCAGACCAGAGGCCTCATGTCGTCCTCCATGGGCGAGACGGAGGTCCGGAAGGTCAAGCGGCGCGCAAAGCGATCCACCAAAGACCGGGCCGCCGAAGGCAAATACACCGGTGGAGCACGACGGTTCGGCTGGCTGGGAGCGGACAAGGATCTAGGCCGCACCCAGAACGAGAAGTTGGACCCCGACGAGTCCGTATGGCTGCGGAACATGATCGACATGAAGTTGTGCGGCAAGGGCTGGCACACGATTGCCGTGTGGCTGATATCGGAGAGTATCGCTACGGTCCGCGGCGGCGAATGGACATCTACCGGCGTAAAGTCGCTCCTCACTAACCCGGCCATTTGCGGCTACCGAATCCTCAACGGCGAACTCGTCCTTGATCCCGGCACGGGAGAACCCAAGGTGGGCAACTGGGAAACGATCGCGACGCCGGAGGAGTGGCATCAGATCTGCGAAATGGCTTGGCCGGGAGGCAAGCTAGCTAAGACCAAAAAACCCAAAGGGACGAAGCGCGCCCGTAAGCATTTGAGCACGGGGATACTGCGCTGCGGCTGGATCCCCAAGAGTGGCCCAAAGGAAGACATGTGCCTACATTCAATGGTAGGCCGACCTCCGCATGGCAACCACAAGTGGGGGAACTACGTTTGCAATGGGACGGATTGCCGCAAGGTAAGTCGACGCATGGACAAGATCGACAGGATCGTAGAGGGGATAGTGGTGCGGACCCTCAAGGATCAATTCGCCACGCTGGCACCTGAAGAGAAGACCTGGCACGGCCAGCACACGCTGGAAAGGTTGACTGCTCGACGTCAAGAGCTCAAGGCCGCCTACAAGGCCGAGCACATCAGCATGGCCGACTACCTGGAGTTCATCGACCCCTTGGACGCGCAGATTAAGGAGTCGCAAGCAGATCGCGACGCTTTCTACGCTGAACAGGCGGCAAAGAACTTCCTAGCGGGGTTCACCGAGGAGAGGTGGCATGACTTCGATCTGGAGCAGAAGCAAACAGCAATAGGGACCGTCCTCCAGGCGGTGATAGTTCACCCCCTACCCGAAGGACGGTCCCGCAAAGCGCCGTTCGACCCCTCATTGATCGAGATCGTCTTCAAGAATCCACACTAGGAAAGTAGACGCTTTATAGCCTCAAGTTGCTCTTCACCTAGGCGAGGGGCAGCTTGAGCCTTTTCCGCGATCCAGCGGTCCAGCATCTCATCTAGTTCATCAGATAGCGAAATCTTCTCCAACGGAACTCCCAGTTAGCACACCACACGCGGCTACTCCCCGTTTTCGTAGCGCGGAGTACGCCCTTATGGGCATTACCTGGGGGCCGTGACACCTTCATCCGGCGAGCGCATCGAGACCCGAAAGGCAACGGCCGCCGAGAAGAGCAACGGAAACAAGGCCGCAGCGGTCATTGAACCGCGCGTGATGATCACGTGGGCCAAGCCTCGCCAACCTCGGACGCCTGCGGCTGCGACCGAAGCCGCATAGCCTTTCGCACGCCAATGAGACGCACGTCACTCCGCGAGCGAGGGAGTCCCGCCAAAGCCGCGACCCCCTCGCCCTGCGTCCACCAATGACGCACGGTGCGTTACCAACTGAGGGGTTGGGGGGCAAAAAAACTTCCCTACGGACCTACTTTTCTCATGTGAGTCATAGAGAAGTAGGTCCGTAGGGAAGTTTTTTTGCCCCCCGTGCGAGAGAGGCTGGCCCGTTGGCGAACGAGGATGTCACGGCCCCCAGTTAATGCATATGAAGGCGGGCCCCGCGCCCCGGACTCCAGCGTCCGACGTGGAGGCGTGAGCACTGCGCCCGCCCGGCTCCTCCCGCGCTCCCCGGTGTCTTCCGGGATGCCGCGCGGGAGTTGAGCCCCAGGCCCCGTAGCTCAGTGGGAGAGCGCCCGACCGGTGGACGGGTGGTTGCCGGTTCGATTCCGGCCGGGGTCGCCTAGAACTTCTCCACCCTCACACCGAGGTCCACGAGGGTGCTGGTGATGAACTCGGCGGTTTTCGCATCGCGGCTGAGGTTGGCCCAGTCAGCGATGCGGACGGTGTCGCCGGCCCGCACCGTGCTCAGGAGCTTCCGCCAGCCGGGCCCAGGGGTGATCGTGCTGATGGCGAAGTCGTCGAAGACTTCGCTGCAACCCGAGGTGAACAGGGCCCGATCTAGATCATCGATCTTGAAGCTACCGGAGCACACATACCCGTACACGGCCATGTCGGGAGCCTAGAACGTCCGACAGTAGAAAGCTGTTGCGAAACGGGGGAATGCGTGCCCTGGCAGTCCAGCAACCGGCGCTCCCGCCTTCCCGCGGACTGGCCGGTCCGCCGCCTGTCCGTCCTGAAGCGGGACGGCTTCCAATGCGTGGCGGTCCTGCGGGACACTGGGGCGCGGTGCACAGCGCCGGCCACAGACGTGGACCACGTCGTCCCGGGCGACGACCACGACCCGGCGAACCTTCAGGCGCTGTGCCGGTGGCATCACTCGCGGAAGTCCAGCGCGGAGGGCGCGGCGGCCAGGCGGAGGCGAGTGTCCAGGCGGAGGCCGGAGGGGCGGCATCCGGGAGAGTTGTAGCGCGGGGACTGCACGGCTCGTGAGCAACCACCTAACTCGGGTGCTGCTGCGGGGCGCGTGCAGTCCCCTCGGTGCCCGGGAGAGCTGAGCTAAGGGGTAGGAACCGAGCGGCGTGCGGGGGTACATCTGGGGCTCTTGGTGGGGCACCCCACGGAATCCACTTTCTCCGCTGGATCAAAGCTTGGCCTGCCAGAAGGGTTAGAGCCTCAATCTCAACGTCTACCTATTCCCACACAAAGGCCACTTGCCGAAGGTGGTATCTCGTAATTCCGGTGACACCTCCAATTGCGTAACTCTCGGTGTCCCTCTCCTGAATAATTGGGATATCCGCACCTCCGCACTGGTTAAGCGGCGTGGCGGCGGGGAGCGCAGCGAGGTTCCCGCCGACTGTTCCGCTTCCGTGCGTCGTTCTGCCCGCGCTCTGTTTGGCGGTGCCGTGGTTAGCGCACGAGTTGTCGAACGACGGGGACGCAACGACGATGACGCCGCCGGCTGATGCGGGGGCGGCGGTTGCTAGTCCTGCCCCAAGGGCGGCCGTGGTGAGCCCGAGTGCGGTGGCGAGTGTCCTGTGTGTGGTCATGCCCGGGTAACGACGGATCGCGGCCCTAGGGGCCGATTTCGTGGCGCCCAATGTGTCCGTTTCACCCTGGGGGGTGATCCCCGCCACATCAGGAGAAAGACCGAAGCGTGATAGCGGCTCGGAATCTGTACGGGTTCCAAGGTTGTCAGGAGCAGGTATTTCGGGGGTGACGGCGAGTCGCACGGCGTTGATGGAACCTCCGGATCGCAAGGGACACGGCTGGTGTGACTGGCGCCTGGACGGCTTTCCCGCGAACGCTGTGGACGTGGACAACGTGCGGCCCCCGGGCGTTGGGAGGGTCCGACACGGATGGGAACGTTCAGGTGTTGTGCCGGGGGGGGGGTGCCACGGGCTCCAGACACGTACGGAGTTCGGGGCCGCTCGGACGGCATAACGTGCGCCGCTGAACGGCCCCGACCTGTACGGACTCAACGGGACTGCCGGTTCCGCTGGTTGCGTTCCTTGCGACGCTCGGCACGGTCACGCTGCCGTGCTTCGAGGAGTGCGCGGCGGTCACGGCTGTTCTGGGGCCAGACACGGTGTACGAACCGGTTGGCTCCGAAGATAAGCAGTCCGAGCCCGGCAAGGATGGCCAGTGCCCACCAGGGGGCGTTCTCTGGCAGTTTGAACACGACTGTTGACCTTCCGACCTTGCATGGTCGGCGGGCTACCTAGGCAGCCAGTATGGCGCTCCCCAGCGCACGACTGCTGTGATGCCCACCCCAGTTGATGTTCACGGGGAAGGCAGGGTTGGGCCCTCGGGGGATGACTTCTGGTGTTCGTTCGAGCGGGATGGGCGTCCACACGGGCAAGTCGTTCCCTGCGGTGCGACCAAGGAGCCCCGAGAGTAGGCGCAGGAGTAGGCGTGCAAGGAATCCGATTAGGCGCGCGATCAGTTCGGCTAGTGCACTCAGGAACTCTCGGGCTGCCTGGCGTCGTTCCTCGGCGGTGGTTGCGGTGCGCATCCCGTAAGCGGCTACGTGAAGGCGGGATGGAATGAGAGCCCTTGCGACGCTAGATAGCCTGTGCTGTCCGTCGATGAGTTCCGCAGAGTCGATCACGATCTGATCGTGGTCCGCGAGGAACCACTCAACGGTCGCTTCGATCAGGGCGTGTGGCGTGTAGAACCCGCTCAACTGGGTCTCGTTCTCCTCCATCACACCTCCTTCCCTATGCCCTGAACAACTGTAGCGGCTGCCCCTGACAGTGACCCCACCCTCCTGGAAGTGGTCCCCCATGCCGCGTAAGCCCCGCCCCCCTTGCAGCATCCCCGGGTGCCCCGAGCTGACCACGGGAAGGCGCAGCGCGCATAACGCCGTTGGAGGTGACCATGCCGGGCCCTGTCCCGAAGCGAAGCGACCAGCGCCGACGGCGCAACGAGCCGGAAGGGCCGGCCTTGGTGAAGGCGGAAGCCGGCAAGGCCCCGACGATCCCCCGGGCCTCCGGCGACTGGCACCCCATCGCGAAGCGGTGGTTCCAGAGCCTGAAGGACTCGGGCCAGGCCCAGTTCTACGAACAGTCGGATTGGCTCACGGCGGTGTACGTGGCGGAGGCCATGAGCCGGAACCTGGGCCAGGCCAAGTTCTCCGCCCAGCTCTTCCAGTCGGTCATGTCCGCGATGACGGACCTGTTGACCACGGAGGGCGCCCGGCGGCGGGCCCGGGTGGAGCTGGAGCGGGAGCCGGCCGGGGAGGACGCGGCGGAGGCGGCCCGCGTGACGCTCATGGAGACGTACCGGCGGGCAGCCGGAGGAAAGTAGGCGGAGTGGCATCACTCCCCTGGAAGTTGAGGGGAGGTGATGCCTTGCCAGCCCAAACGCTAGAACCAGTTCGTACGTGGCCGGACACCTGGCCGGCCGAGACGCGGACCCTGGGGTGGGACGTGCTCCGGTGGACCTCCCACTACCTCCGTCAGCCGGACGGCCCCGACGCGGGCCAGCCCTGGCGCTTCACGGACGAACAGGTCCGCATGGTGCTCCGCTGGTTTGAGATCAACGAGTTCGGAGAGTTCACGCGCCGACAGGGGACGATCCGTCGCCTGAAGGGCTGGGGCTTACGGCAAGGACCCGTTCCTGGCGGCCCTGTGCGCCGTGGAGTTCGTCGGCCCGTGCCGCTTCGGCGGATGGGGGGAGGACGGGAAGCCGGTCGCGGTTCCGCACCCGGCTCCGTGGGTCCAGGTCTGCGCCGTGTCGAAGGACCAGACCCGTAACACCATGCGGCTCTTCCCCGGCATGTTCTCTCGGGAGTGCATCGCTGAGTACGGCGTCGATCTGGGCAAGGAGATCATCTACTCCCGTGCGGGCGGCGTGATCGAGGCGGTGACCAGTTCGCCGCGTGCGCTGGAGGGCGGCCGGTCCACGTTCGTGGTGATGAACGAGACGCACCACTGGATTGCCAGCAACGGCGGTCACGAAATGGCGATGACCATCGCGGGCAACGTCGGTAAGTCCCGTGGCGGTGGCGCCCGAACCATGGAGATCACGAACGCTCCCTTGCCGGGGGAGGACTCCGTGGCGGAGCAGACTTGGCACGCCTGGTCGAAGTTCGCGGAGGGCAAGAGCCGGGATTCCGGGCTGTACTACGACTCCGTGGAGTCCCCGCCCGTGAACCTGTCTGACCCGGACCAGCTCCGGGCCGGGATCATCGCGGCCCGGGGCGATGCGGACTGGCTGGACGTGGAGTGGATCGTCTCCACCATCTACTCCGGCCACATGCCGCGCTCCCGGTCCCAGCGCATGTTCTTGAACCAACTGGTCACAGCGGAGGACCAGTTGATCAGTCCGGAGGACTGGGACACCTGCGCGGTGGATGACCGCCTGGAGGACGGCGACGCGGTGACGCTCGGGTTCGACGGTGGGCGGACCGACGACGCCACGGCCCTGGTGGCCGTGCGCATCCGGGACCGCCTGATCGTCCCCGTGGCCATCTGGGAGAAGCCCGACGGCCCGGCCGGCGACGGCTGGCAGGTTGACCGCCAGGCCGTGGACGGCGCGGTCCGCAACACCATGGAGCGCTACGACGTGCAGGCGTTCCACGCGGATGTGGCGCTCTGGGAGAGCTACGTGGATGCGTGGTCGGAGGACTACCGGGACCGCCTGGTGATCAAGGCCAGTCCGCAATCCGCGGTGGGTCGGGACATGCGTGGCGGCCTCCAGGAACTGACGCTGGCCAATGAGCGGCTGGTGGCGGCCGTGGAGGACGGACAGGTCCGGCACCTGGGCGCGGACGCTCCGCTGGGGCGCACGCTGCGCCGGCACGTCCTCAACGCCCGGCGTCGGCCGAACCGGTACGGGTTGTCCTTCGGCAAGCCCAATCGGGAGTCCGCGCACAAGGTTGACGCGTACGCGGCCACGCTGCTGGCTGACTTGGCGCGGCATCGACTGATCGAATCCGGCAAGACCCGGCCCGCTGAGCGGTCCGGGGCCGTGTACTTCTTCTAGGCCCCGGAGGGGAGCACATGCACGACACCACCGTCTCCCCGACGGAGCGAGCGGAGCGCGGGTTCACGCGGCTTCGCGCGGACCGGGAGCGGCTGGACCGCATCGACCGGTACATGCGTGGGGAGCACGACGGCCCGTATACGCCGCGGACGGCCACGGAGGAGTACAAGCTGCTGGCGAAGCGGGCGATATCCAATTGGCTCCCGCTGCTGGTGAAGACACCCAGCCAGGCCATGGCCGTGGACGGGTACCGGCGAAGCACGGACGGGGCTGACGGGCCGGGGTTGTCGGAGGAGACGCCTGCGGAGTGGCGGGTATGGCAGGACCAGCGAATGGACTCGCGCCAGACCCCTGTCCACCGGGCCGCGCTGACCTACGGGCAAGCGTTCGTCACGGTCCTGCCGGAGCCGGCGGCCCCGGACCGGCCGGTGATCCGGGGTGTGTCCCCACGGATGCTGTTCGCGGCGTACGACGACCCGGCCGCCGACGCGCTGCCGTTGTGGGCGCTTCAGGTGGAGACCGTCCCCGACGGGGAGGGCGTGGAGACGCGGGCCTGGCTGTACGACGCCACCCATGTTCATGACCTCTACGTCGGTGGCAAGGCGGGGCCTCGGCTGCTGGAGTCCCGGCCGCACGGCTTCACCGTGTGCCCGGTGGTGCGGTTCGCGCCGGACCTCGACCTGGAGGGCCGGGTCACGGGCGTGGTGGAGCCGATGATCCCGATCCAGGACCGGGTCAACCAGACGGTCTTCGACCTGTTGGTGGCCCAGACGTTCGGGTCGTTCAAGGTGCGAACGATCAGCGGCATGGCGCCGGAGTTCCGGCGGGACCCGGACACCGGGGAGATCCTTTACGACCGGGACGGGCGTCCCCAGGTCGTCCCGATCCAGGCGGACGCCTCCCGTTTCCTCGTCGCCCCGGACGCGGACACCAAGTTCTCCCAGCTCGACGAAACTCCGCTGTCGGGATTCCTGGACGCCATCGAGCTGGCGACGAAGCACATGGCCGCCCTGTCCCAGCTCCCGCCGATGTACCTGGGCGTCGGGTCGTTGACGAACCTCTCGGCGGAGGCCATGGCCGCCACCGAGATGGCGCTGTCCCGGGCCGTCAACGAGTTCCAGCACTCCCTTGGGGAGTCCTGGGAACAGGTGCTGGCCCTGTGCTCAACCGTCATCGGCGTCGCCCCGGACCCCCGGGCCGAAGTGCTCTGGAAGGACGCCGAATCGCGCTCCCTGTCTCAGACGGTGGACGCGCTGGGGAAGGCGGTGCAGATGCTCCAGGTTCCGCCGCGTGCGATGTGGTCGCGTATCCCTGGCGTGACGGCACGGGACGTGGAGGAGTGGGCGCAGATTCAGGAGGCCGACGACCCCGGCCTGAGGATGGCTGATCGCATGGCCTCCGCCGTGGTGGCCGCCGAGCCGGCCGGGGCCCGCGTTGCGTAGGGCCACGGCCGCCCTCGTTGAGGAGCACTGGCAGGCCCAGGAGCGCATCGGGGCCCAGGTCGCGTCCCAGGCCCTGGCCCACTGGTCACGGGTGAACCCGCACTCCCTGGAGGAGAGCGGAGCTGCGTGGCTGGCCTGGATGCTGGCCCTGGTCCGCCGTGAGCGTCGGCGCTCCCGCGACCAGGCAGCAGCGTTCTACCGCCTTTACCGGGCCCTGGAGACCGGGCACACGGTCCCGCCGCTGTCCGGGGAGTACGTGGGGGAGACCACGACCTTGGGGGAACTGCGGGAGGACTGGGCGGACCAGGCGGACACGATCCGCACGCCGGAGCCGGACGACGGCGAGGAGATCCGGTTGGACGGGTTCGACTGGCCAGAGGAGCCAGAGGAGCATCATGACCGGGCGGCCGTGGCGTCCCTCATATCCCAAGGGCCAGCCAAGGTCCGCCAGCACCTGGACCAGGCGGACACCGACGAGGCCCGGGGGCGGCTGGACGACGGCGGGTTCCTTCAGGAGCTGGAGGACGCGGTGGACACCGCCGGCCGGTCTTCCGCCGGAGCAGCCGACCGCGAGGTTTTGCGGGGCGGACGGGACCTGATCGACCAGGCGTCGAAGCAGGACCGGCGGGTGGTCGGCTGGGCCCGGGTGACCGACGGCACCCCGTGCGCGTTCTGCGCCATGCTCGCCAGCCGGGGCGCCATGTACACGTCCCAGTCCACGGCGGCCGGTGGCGGCCGGCGCAAGCCCAAGGGCGCCCCCGACGGTCGGGTCCGCGCGAACCGACGGCCTCCGGTCGCCCTGGAGGACCTGACCCGCTACCACAACGGGTGCCACTGCCAGACGGTCCCCATCTACTCCCGCAACGACTTCATGACCCCGCAGGCCCGCGACTACGACCGCCAATGGCAAGAGGTCACCCGCGGAATGACCGGCGCGGAAGCCCGGCGGGCCTGGCGTCGCCACATCGAATCATCACGAAACTGAGGAGAGGCTCCGCATGGAGACCACACCCACCACCTCCGAGCCTGCCGACGACGGGCAGGCTCGGACCGAGGCCGCGAACGGCCCCGAGGAACCGGCCCGGCCGGAGGAACAGGGCGACGGCCAGGAACTGGACACCGACGCGCTGCGCGTGGAGCTGAAGGCCGTACGGGCGGAGGCGGCCCGGTACCGCACCAAGGCGCGGGAGACGGCGGAGGCGCTGAAGGCGGCCC